TTGATTCCACTGATAGCGCACTTCAGAAATCGTGAGGCCCGGCGTGGCCAATATCTCCGCGGCAAAAGTGTCGAAAAAAGCGCGTCCTGGCTGCCCTGCGCCCCAATTAGAGATTGACGTGCCACTGCGTGAGTGGTTCGCGAATACCGCGGTTTTGCCGGCCGCGACGAGAGCCGTTTCGCATGCTGGACACATGCCGTGCTTGACGCCGTCAAACGCAATCGCGGATGAATTGTTCGCGCACACCGATTGATTGCGAAGAATCGCGCCGTTCGGTGTCCAGGTGCCTGCGGGCAAAAGAATTTCGTCTTCTGCTCGACAGTACATCGGCGCGCGACTGCCGAACGGTGCACTGGACGGGATCGCGTCGATGGCCTGCCCTTCGGCGTTCGACTGACCTCCGGTGATCACGAGGATCGCCGGGCCGGCGGGCATCGTTACCGTGCGCCGAAACGTGGGAGGCAGGAAGAGTGTCATAGCGGCGAGTTTCCGAGCATGTAGCTACGCATCGACGAAACGGCCGAGTGCGCGCCAGCGAAGATCGCAAGCTCTCGGGCTCGCTTGTTCGAAAACGACGACGCGCCGCCCGTCTTGCGTAAACCCCATCCCGAAGTGTTGAGCGTGCCGAGCGTGCCGACGCTCTGAGCGCCGCCACCTGAGAGCGAGAGCGCAGTCGTACCTCCGGCAAGCGTCGTGACGTTGGCGGACAGCACCGTGCCCGTGTGGTGAACGTCGAGCAAACAGCGATTAAGATCTGGCACGCCCCCCGTGCACGTAACAGCCGCGCCGGTCGCGTCCGTTTTCTTGAACGTCCAGAGTGGGCCGGCGCCGATCGTGATCTCGAACCCCGCCGAGTTGCCGTCCGTGCGTCCGAAATTCAGGAGGCATTGCCCGGCGGTCAGAGACGCCATTTGCAGCGATAAGTAGAGGTGAAACCCCTTGTTAGAGCCGCCGCAAACGCGATTAGCCAAGTCGCGGCCGTCCGCGTACAGAAGAGAAGCTGTGCCGTCCCACAGCACTGACGGCAGACCGTTCCAACCGGCGCTCTCGATCGACGGGCTGAAGCCGACTAGCTGCGAATCATAGTCGCCCCCCTGGCTCGATTGATCGACAATGACCGCGCACCATTGGTCCCAACGCTGGCCAACGGCGTAGGTGCCCGCTGGGAAAAAGTACGTCTCTCCAGAGCACGCGCCGGTGAGCGCGACGCCTGCGGATTGCGTCGTGACGCCGGTTGCGATCGGCGTCGTGCCGCCGTCGATGAAATACTTGAAGGTCGCCTGTCCAGTCCCCGTGCCGGCAGCCACGGAATCAACAATGATTGTGGTGCCGCCAAGCCCGGCCTTGGAGCCTTGCAGGTTCACGGCAGGAGGCGTGCCAGGGCCGGACGACTTTAGCTGATACCCTCCGGGCACCATCTCATCGGCAGTGCACCAAAAGAGCAGATTCGCCGCGTCGATCGTCAGCGGGTTTGACATTAGACCCCGTAGAACGAGAGCGAAGCCGCGGCGGCGGCCGCCAATTGCGGGCTTGTCGGAATATTGTTGAGCGTGACTGCAGTCAACAACTCCCATTGACCAGGGCTCGCGCCGATGCTCGCGAAAAACGAGCGCGCGCCGCTCGGATCCGTGTTGCCAGCAGCGCCCGCAACCTGCGCGTTAGCACCGAATTGCACCGTGCTCGAGGCGTTAGCGAACCCGGCCTGCAGAACACCGAATGTATTAAGCGCTAGTGTTGCAGGGCCGAGCAGCGTGCCGTTGTACAGGTTCAGGTTAGCGCCGGCGTTCGCGAAAACCACGATGCCATTTGCGGTTTGCCCGAATAGATGGGCTTGCGCACCAGGTGACGAAAGCAAGCGGCAGACAGCCCAGAAGAACGTCGGCGTCGTGCCGGGAGCCGGCAGATCGAGCGTGTATGTACCGTACTGCGTGCTCGTGCCGTTCGAACTGAGACTTGCGTGTCCATTTAGGCCGGGCGTGATTGTCGCAATACCGGGCGCGCCCGCTGCCGTAACGTTGACGCCGTTACCACTTTGATCTGCCCACGTTCCAGCGACCGCTTTCCAAATGTCCGTCGTGACGGCGGCGCCTGCGGCGATGTTAAGCGTGAGGCCTGCGCCGAGTCCGGTTAGCGCGACCGTTGCTGCACTGGTGAACGATTGGGTCGAGCCGTCGCTGTACGTGACCAACCCTTGCCATGTTCCGAGCGCGCCGCCTGTAGTGGGACAAGTCACAGTGATCGCAGTAGCGGCACCCGAGCGCGTGCCCGAGAACGTAAGCACCGGGCCGGTGCCGGCGGTGTGAAGTAGCGTCGTGGCTTCAATGAGCCCGAGGTCGCTACGCATGTACTGCAAGACGCCAGTGAACAGCGCACCAAAATTTCCGGTGAACGATGCATCAGCTGCAGTGCTGATCTGAACCCACGTCGGCACACCCGACGATTGAGAGGCAAGATACCAAAGCGTTGGAGGTGAAGTGTCGCTCTGCAATGCGACCTTACCGACATCGGTGCTCGCGACAGTAGCCGCACGACGCAGCGCGGCCGTCGTGTACGGACCAAGCCCCGAAACGATTCCGTGATTGTTGGCGGCCGTGATCGCGTTGTGTTCGATTGTCATTGTTGGTCCTTAGCTACTAGCTAGAACGGGAACGCCGCCGACTGTCACGGGCACACCGCCGACGGTCACTGAAAGGTCCGCTGAATAATCGACGAGCATCACGACCCACTGCTGAGCGGGCTTTAGCTTGAGCACCAGGCGCTCGAGCTCCGCGCGTCGCGACGCGGGCACAATGGCGGGCGTCCCAAACGTCGCAGCGCTGAAGTAGAGGAAATACGCCCACAGCGCGGGATTGCTCGGCACAGGCGGCGGCGGCCTGCGCGTCAGATCTTGATTGACGAGATAGCCCGGATCGTTTGCGAGGAAGCCGTCGCACGTCGGACCGCCCGCTATCGTCGTCGGCGTGCACTGCGGTTGATTCGCGCCGAACGAATGTGGCGAGCACTGGAACGTGCCGACGCAGGGTTGCTTCGTGTAGATGCGCGGGTCGAGCGGGATGTACGGCGGAAACGCTCCCCAGAACTCGTGCACGTAGACCGGGAAACCGGCGGTCTGCAGAACGCCCTGGATATAGGCCGGAGATTGGCCGCCCGTTGCTGCCCACGCTGCAGCCAGGTTCAGACGCCGAACGCTGTCGCTCGGGTCCGCGACCAAACCAAACTCGCGCTCCCATTCAGCGAGCTCGCGCGTAGTCTCCGGGAAGAGATCGCCGTAGACGCCATCGGCGAAATCCTTCGGGCCCGAGAAGCTGTCAGAGGCTTGTGTGAGCTCGAAAAAGTTCGCGAGGCCCCCGAAGAACTTCTGCAGCATCTTCTGGAAGCCGAGACGCCACGCGGCGCCGGTCGGCAGAAGGTGCTGGAATATCCTTAGGAACAGGCCCATTCGTCGACTGCAATTGACTGCGAGTTAAAGCGCGTGATGGCGTGGCCGGATGGGAGAACTAAAATCTGGCGCTATCGCGTGTCTCGCGGGGGTTGCTCTGATTGGCTGTGCCGCGCTGCTTCCAGACGCGGATCCGGCGCCGTCGCCCACGTCTTATTGCTCTCAGTTCCCGAATGAGCCTAGGGAGTGCTATCCGACCCCGGAAGAACGCTCAGCAGCGATCGCGAAGCATGAAGCAGCCGACAAGGCTGCAGAGCTTGCTGAGCAGCGCGAAAACGAACGCCGGCGCGCCGTCGAGCTGCAACGTCAGGAAGACGAGAAGCGAGAGCAGGACGACCGACGAGAAAGGATTGCAAAAGAAAGGGCACAGAAAGAGCAAGCCGCAAGCGACCGTCGCACCGAAGTGGCGCGCATGGCGACAGACAAGGCCTACGCTGTGCCCGCCATCTCCGCGATCATGTGCAGCATCGATGACGAATTGGCCGATCTGCGAGAGCAGCTCGCTCGCGAGAAGCGAGTCTCGGTGATCGGTGGAGTGACGAGTCTAGGAGACCGTCACGAGATTTCTAGCAACATCGTTGACGACACCGACGAGCTGGCCGTTTGGCGCGCCTCGCTCAAACGGTTCGCCTCAGGTCGATTGCCGTGCAAGGACGTGGCGCCCATCGCGAGATGTCGGAAGAGCGACCTGACGGACTGCGCCGACGGCAGCCGAGACCCAGCAGCGGTGTGGGCCCAGGAATACGAGACGCTTTGGGCATCGGACCGTCAGCATTCAGCCCGATAGCGGGCCGTCGGAAACCGACGTTTGACAGGCGCCCGTCGCGGCGCATCCTACAAAGGTGACCCCGGCGCTGCTTCAACAGCCCGGGGCCTGGTCCACGAGGAGTTAGCTCATGAACACGAACAAGATGGCGAAGCTTTTGGGGAACGGCAAGTGGCTGGTTGCGTTCGCGCTCGTTGGTTGCGGCGGCGGCGCTCAACCGGATGACGCAACCTCGACCGTTGCGGGCGCGCCGAGCGTCAGCGGCACTGGCGGCTTGGATGCCGCGAGCGGTGGTTCGGCTGGCGCGGTCGTCGTAGCGGGAAGCGGAGGCGCTCTCGGCGTCGCTGGAACTGGCTTCGCGGCTGGGGCCGCTGGCTTCGCGGCTGCTGGCTCGAGCGGTGCGGCAGGCTCTGCGCAGGGCGGATCGGCGGGCGAACCCGAAGGCGGCTCGCCGAGCGCGGGCGCGACGCTCGGTGGCGCCGCCGGCTCTGATGGACAGGGTATTGCAGGCTCCGGCGGCGGCGCTGATCAGGCTAGCGCAGGAATGGGAGGCAGCGCGGCCGCTGGTGCAGCTTCGGGCGGCTCGAGCGGCACAGCAGGTAGCGCTGGCGCTGCCGCGTGCGAATGCACAACCGGGCAGTGTTGTGACGGATGCAATTTCCAGCCGAACACGTATCAGGTCGGGCTCGGAGTTTTCCAGATGGGGTGCGCTGTCGCTTCCACGCGCTTGATCACTGATTATCGATACCTGAACTGCACAGGGGCTTCAGCGACGGCGGTCGCATGGGGCGCCTTCCCGGACGACACGACCGTGGCGGAAAAAAACGTCCTCTGCTCGAATGCATGCTGGGACCCGTGCATGAACTACACGGCATTCGGCTTGACCGCGCCTTTCTGCGCTGGTCAGCCGTACTATCCCGCTGGCGTACCGTTGCCCGCGGCCGTCCCAGCGTGTCTCTGATCACGCGGCGCGTTGCGACAGCGCAAATTCAATGGTGCTACCGGACTCGCGCCCGAGTACGAAGCGCTTGTCGGCGAAGATTGCCGTCTTGTACCCGACCATGCCACCTGCGAGGTGACTCCCAACGTGCACATTCGTCCATGTCGAACCGCGGTCAGTCGAGAATGCAACGCCGCCGAACGCGCCGGTCACCGTCGCGCCCACCCATAGCCCCGCACTGTTCGAGGCGAGCACCTGGAGCTCACCCGATGGGTTCGTTACCAGGGTCCACGTCACGCCGTCCGGTGACGTATAGACGAATGACGGACCGTAGGCGACGAAGAGTCCGGCGCCTGCATCCCAAAGCACGCCGTTCCAGACCTGCGTCCCAAGCGTGGCCGCGAGCTCGGACCACGTGATGCCGTCGGGAGAAACCAAGAATTTATTGTAGGAGTCGGCGCTCGTCGCGATGAACGTCGTTCCGTTCCACGCGATCGAGTTGATGTGCTTAGCGCTGCCAGCGATCCAATTTGCGGGCAGCGTGCGGGCAGTCCACGCGGCTCCGCTGGTTGAACTCGACAGCGCGCCGAAGCCGGCGGCCACCCACAACCCAAGCGACGCCGCATAGCAAAGTGAGATGCCTGTACCACCACCGGGAAGCGTGCCGCTCGTCGTCCAGGTAATTCCATCGGTCGAGGCGCGCACCGTTAGTCCGCCCGAGTCGAGCACCAAGTATGCCGGGGTGCTCGCGACAATGCCGTCGACCAGCGCTGATGGGGCGCCGCTAAAGGTGACGGTACTGCGAGCGGTCCACGTATCGCCGTCCTCGCTCGTGTACGGTGTGCCATTCGCGTCGAATGCCACGTAGCGACTGCCACCGCTGACACCGATCGAGCCCGAGTGATCCCACGCGAGTGGAACCTTCGTGTTGGGGACGCCGCTCGCCGAAAAGCTCACGCGCTCTGGCCAATTTTCAGCCTGTGTTGCCTGCTTGCTCAGGAGCAGACTAGCAGCTGCAGATGCAGCTGCAGAGGCGACTGCAGGCGATACGATTCCAACAATGATCGCGGTGACCGCCGATAGATATTGCGACGCTCCGACCTTATCCGGCGTGCCACTTGGCGCCAGGCTCGCCGCGGCGAGAAGCGCCTGCTCGAAACCAAGTAGGTCGTTGACCCATGCTTTCTCGAGAGGAAAACCAGCGCCATCGCCGAGAGAGATTGAGTCTTGCGCTTTGCCGTGTGGATATCCAGCCGGATCCGTGACGTCGACTTGTCCGGGGTAGACTGCTGACGGGTCGATTGCCAAAGTGGTTCCCTCAAGTCCAGATAATCGGTGTCGTGAGCTTGGCCTTTTCGCCATTGCCCAAGTCGTAGGCGGGTCCGGGCGTCAGCACCACGCTCGTGATACTCAAGCCGGCTGCCTCGACGATCGTCTCCACTACTCCAGAGACTGCCGCTTCCGTGATACGGTTGATCTTGGGGAGCGCGGAGAGGCCGACAATAAATGGCTCGCGCGAGCGCAAATACTCATCGACACCATCCGTGATTTGTCCCTGTGTTACAGGATCGAGCGCCGCGCCGCCGATCACCTTCAGGCCGAACCCCGTGCGCATGATCGGACCCGGATTCGGCGCGGCGTTGGCTGGGCGCCGCGAGGCAAGCCCCGAGTCGTCGAGATTGATCGAGTTCAGCACCTCGGTGAGCTGGTCGCTCGTTGGAATCCCGTCAGGGCTGCCCGAGCTCACTACGTCCGCCTCGCAAAACACGTCGACGACGCCGGGCGTTGCAGACGTGTATGGGTAGACGTTGATGATGCCGTCGACATCGAGCGCCCAGGCCCGGTAGTCCGCGTATGCGCCGCCCTGTGGCTGCGCCTGGCGCCGAGCGGTGATGCGGGCGCGGTATGCCGGCGTGAGCTCAGCGTCGGCGCCTGTGACGAGCTGAGAGAGCACCGTGGCGTTGCCGGCCACGTTCGAAGGCGGGTTTGCAAAGGCGATGATATCGCCCGGCTGCATGTTGCCGATGGCGCCCGAGCCGTCGCCGCCCGATTGGTCCGAGACGGCCTGAATCGTCGCAGTGACCGTGGGCGCGTTCAGCGCTACATCGGAAACGACATTGTAGATGATGCCTGTGCTCGAGTTGAGCAGCGCTTGCCCGGTCGGCAAGCTGCCCGACATGTGCGTGACGACAACCGTGATCGAGAGCTGCGCCTGCAGTGCGGGGTTCGGATCTCCCACGCCGCAGAGGCGACCGAGCTCGGTGAGCGGGACTATGACCTGGCCATTGATCGTCGTCGGCTGGTCCGAGGCGTACGCCACGAACAGCTGGAGAAATACAAATCCTACGTATTTGTAGAGGATGATGCAGACACCGGCGAAAACCTTGGCCCCAACGTTGATGAACGCCTTCGGCAAGAACGGCACGGACTGCCCGATCGACGCCTGGATTTGAGCCAGGATCGTCGCGCTGAGGTCAGCCGTAGTCGGAGTTGAAAGGCTCATTGCGCGAGTGACGGGCTCTTAAAGGTGAACTTCGTGGTCACACCATCGATCGCGATGAACACGTTGAGCGCGACCGTGTTGAGTGCCGGCATCGTGGCGACAACAGCGACCGAGTCAGCGACTTCGTCCGTGAACCACGCGAGGTCCGCCATCGCGCCGTCTTCAAAAATTAGGAGGTTCGCAGGCGTGAGCGGCAGCGTGCTCAGCAGATACTGAGTTTGGCTTCGATACTGCAGCGCCGGATCGGTCTCGTTGAGATTTGCCCACCACTGCAACGAAGCGTCGGCATCGAGCCCGCTGTCCAAACGGTTCCCCCCGAAGAGCGAGAGAAAGGCAGCTGTCTCAAGCCCTTCCGACAAGGCCATTTGCCCGTTTTGCACTGTGACCTCACCGCCATCCGGCGTTTGGGTCATGAGCACGTCGGTCATTCAGGTCCAGGGCGTCGGAGTATTCGGCGGCGCGATCAACGTGCTCAAACCGGTCTTCATCCAAGTGTCGATGAGCGAAGCAATTTGATTGGCCGCGTCTGCCGCGGTCGTGGGCTTGGCACCCGCGAACTGCGAAGCGAAGCCAACCTGTCCCGCTGGCGGCGTCGGCGTGTAGCCCACCATGCCCGCGCCGACCGTCACCGCGAACGCCGCGAACGCGCTCTCCATAGGCGAAGCAGCATCGGGCGCGCTGAACGCGCTGGCGAGTGCACCGTTGAGCGTCGATACCGCGGCCGAGACCGTAGTCGACGCTGGGATGATGGCGCCTGCCCAAGATTCAACAGCGCTGACCCAGCCGTTGGCGCAGCCCGCTGCATCATCAGGCGGCTCAGCAAAGACTGACTGCAGACCGCTAGTGAGCGCCGGTAGCTCGAGCGGCATCAGGTCCCGGGAGTCGGTGAGCCAGACGGTCCGGTTCCAGTGGGGTGCAGATGCGTCGAGAGTTTTACCGACGTGCCCGGCGATCCGCTCATTGCGGTCACGTCACCAGGAGCGGTGATATTGCCCTGCTGATCGATCTCCACGCCGTTCAGGTTGATTTTCCCGCCGGACGCGAGGCTCGTGATGAATACGTCCCCGTTGCCCTTGGCCCAAATCTCAGCGACGACGGTGCCGTTAGCGTTGCGTGCGTACGTGCGCTTCTCACCGCCAAGCGCCTTGCCTTTGTTCTGCGGGTCGAGATAGCCAACGGCCTGCGCATTGCCGCGCCCGGTGGCCGGTTTGATGGCGGCGAAGTCCGTCGAAAGAGGCGGACTGTCGTCGCCGCACGGAACGTAGTTGTCGAGCGTGAGCAGCGGGCCGCCGACCTCATCGACCTTGACCTGCAAGACCTCGCCGTCGTCATCGGTGACGCGCTCGAACGACTGAACCAGCGCTTCGGCGGTCATGCGTCAAACGATCCAGGGCAGAGTTTCTGGGATGCGGCCACTGAAGGCTCCAGGGAGCACGAGGTTCAGATTCGCGCAGAGCTTGTCTTTGCTCTGCTTCAGCGTCACCTCGCGAATCAAGAGCTCAGTCTCGCGGTAAATCATTGCCGAGGGCGCGAGCGCCGTAACGCTCGTGTTCACGTCCCAGAGCTTGCCGTCCGGGTCGCGCCACGTCGGCAGGTCGCCCGTGTCGTAGTTGACGAGGTTCGCGAACATGCGCCCCATTTTTGCGAGCGTCGCATCCGGCGCGTCCTGGCGCTCGGTGTCGTCGAACTTGCACGACGTCGGCCGGTGGTTGTTGATTGGCGCGCTGCCGTCGTCGACACCGTCCCCGAGCCACGGATTCAGCACGGTGTAGTGTGAACCCGCCTTGCGGTGCTTCGCGGGCGCATACCCTGTAATTTCGCTGAAATAGTCACGTGGCGAGAAGTTCGCCTTGAGCCCCACGAATGGCGGTACGCCTGCGACGAACTGCACGACGGGCGCGCCCTGCGTGATTGCCTTCCAGAAAATCAGGTTGCCGTTGACGTCGTTCGTCATCACGAACCCGCGTTGCTTCGCGAGCTCGACCAGGAACTTGTGGATCTTCTCTTCGATCTTGATCGCGACCTTCGCGAACGGCGCGCCTGGGTCGCCGCGGAAGATGACGGTGATGCCGAACGGCGCGCAGAGCTGGTTTGCAATCGCCTGCAGCGTCAGCCCCTTGAACTCGAGCGGGATGGCGCCGACCGTCGAGCGGCGCCCCTTGCGCCCGAAGCCAGAAGGCGCTTCGCAGTCTTCGAGTACTCCCGGCAGCGAATAGCAGTTGACCGTTACGCTGCTCGAGTCGGCGCTCACGTCGGGCTCTGGCGTGAGCATCGTGCCGGTGAAGAGCGAATCCCCGTTCAGCAGGAACTGCACCGGCGCAAACGAAAAAGGGAGGAATAGATCGCGAAACGCCTTGTTCTTCGGCTCGAACGGGGCCTTGAAGCTCACCGTGTGGAAGCTATCGACCGCGTATTTGAATTCGAAGTCGAACCAATGCGCGAAGTTCTTGCCGCCGATCAGCAGCTCGACGTTTTCCCCTTGGATGCCAGGCATGAATCACGCCGCTGCGGGGTAGTAGACGATGCGCCGCCCTTGAGGAAGTTCTAGAATCTCGTCTCCGGATAGGTTGTTGGTGCTGATCAGCAGGTCGAGCTTGTCGTCGACGCTGCCGTAGAGCTCGGCGCAGAGGTCGACGATGGTGCGCGGCCGGGCGAGCACGATGGAGCGCTCGGGGATGAGCGAGAACGAAGCGTTGACGAGGTAGCCGACGGTCAGCGCGGCGGCCTGCTGCAGCGCTTGGTACGCCTCGCCCGTATCGATCTGATAGTTGGCCGGCGTCGTGGTGACCGTTCCGAGGTCGGAGTAGCCCTGGTCACGCCAGCTCACGAGCTGGTCCATTTGGTCGAGCACCGCTGCAGCGGCCGCGATCACTTGGGTACGCGTCGAGAAGGTCGATGCCGCTGCCGAAACGCCCTGGCTTGCCGCAGTGATCGGCTGCGCCATCACGCTGACGAGCGAGCCAGAGACAGCGCTCAGAGCGAACAGGCTCGAAATGTGGAAATCGTTCGCGACCTTGGTCTGATTGGCGAGCAGAATCGAGCCCGCGCTGAGCGCGCGGCCCGGGTTTGCGGCGTTGTCGCCGAAGATGCTGGTCGCGAGCGCCGCGTAAGAATCGAGACGCGATTCGATACCGGTCAGCGCTTTCCCCGGCGCCTGAATCAGGTTCGAAATCTGGAGAGCGAGCTGCAGCGGCTGCCCGATCAGGACGTCCAAGCCGCCGTTGATTGCGGCGAACGCCGAGGCTTCGGCCGCTCGGATGCTCGTGACGGTGTCGGAGATTTTCGCGAGCGCCTTGCGGACCGTGTTCAGAAACTTCTTGATCGTCCCGATGGCCGCAAGCGCGTTGGAGAGCGGCTTGAGGTTCGGGACGCCGCTGCCGAACTGCGCGGCGGCAGCCGCATTGAAAGCCGCGAGCGCGGAAGAAAACTCGTTCTGTGCGTTCGCCTGCGACGAGGGGTAGATCGCGCCGACCGTCGTGAAAAACGTGACGGTTACGACGCTCTGGTTCGCCGCGGTGACTAGAGCATCGTTGCGTTCGACGCGGCCGAAAGGCACGACGGGAATGGTGCCGTAAATCGGGTGCTGGAGTTTCCCGGTACCGGTCTCGAGCAACGTTGCCTCGAACGCGGTGGCTTGGATGTCGCAGTTCTTGCCACTGAAGTAGCAGACCAGCGGGTATTCGCGAGAGCTGTAGCCGTTCTGTTGAACGTACGAATCGTCAACACCGGGGAAATCGAACTTCGTACCGCGAATGTCAAAGCCGCGGCTCACGTCCGTGAAGTCGAACTTGATTTTGGTCCCGGTGACTGGCGACGTGTAGACGGCGTCTTTGAGCCGGTCACGCCACGTCTTCGCGTTCGCGCCGGCGAACTTCGACGCCGCAAACGCGGCCGCGCCCGACGCAGCGCCTAACGGGAGAGCCATCAGAGGCTCCCGCTGGGCGCCATGTTCAGGCCGAAGCCCTTCGGCTTCTTCGTCACCGCCGCGGTTGCTCCGGGAACAGCGCGTACAGTGATCTCACCGGTCGAGCTGCTCTCGCTGTAGGCGTTGGTGATGCTCTCGGTCGGGCTCGCCACCTGAGGCGCGGCATATGCTCCGCTCACATCACCGGACGGCGCGCCTTGTGGGCTGCCGTAGTCGCCCCGTCCAGCCGCGTCATCACGAGCCTGCTCGTTCTCGTAGTCGTCGACGCCTTTCGCGTAGCCTTCGCCACTCAGGACGCCGCCGACGCCGGCTTTGACGCCTTCCCAACCGCCGCTCTCTTTCTCGAGCGCTTTCCACTGAGTATAGGCCGCGTACAACGCTCCCACTGCCGCGAGCGCGGCGCCGAGCGTGAGAATAAAGGTTCCCATGCTGAGGTTTGCGAGGTCGGTAGCAGCTGTAGCCCCTTCGGTCGCCGCCGTGCTCGTGTCCGTCGCCATGCTGTAGGCGGTCATGACTTGCGATGCGATGGCGGTGACTGCGGTCCACGCGCCGACCGCGTAGTTCCAGAGCCACGTCACCGCCGTGACGGCGATCGTGGCGATCTTCGAGGCGACCTGAGCGAGCGTGAAATCGGTGGTCGCGGCGAACGCCACGAAGGTCACGACGTTTTTAGCGCCGAGCGCGATCGTACTAGCGAGCGTCGCGATGCGGCCGGCGACGGTGGCTGCCGTGTTGAGCCCCGTGGCCACAGCGGCGCCGTCGGTGACGAAAGCGTAAGCGGTGACGGCGGCATTCCCGAGCCAAATCACCGCGGTGACAGCCTTCTGCGCGAGCTCAAAGGCAAACATCGCTGCTCGGGCACCTTTCACGGCGAGCGTGAAAAGCAAGAATGACGCCGCGACGACGCCCAGGAATCCGAAGGCGCGACCAAGCGACTCGACCGTCGACGGCCACGTGCCGGTTTGCCCCATCAGTCCGGCGAGAGCGCGGAACGGACCGAGAAACAGCTTCAGGGCGCCGCTCGCTGAATCGAAGCCGCGCACCACGCCATGACCAAATAGCTGCACGCCCCATGTCGCCGTCCCAATCCAGTCGGCAAACTTGGAGACGATCAGATCTTGATTTGCGCCCAACCAAGCATTGGTCGCGTCGATCACGCTACGAAGCGCGCCGCTCCCGAGACCGAACAGCTTAGTCTCGACCACTTCGATCGTCGAGGTGAGCAGCTTCCACGACCCTTGTGTCGTGTCTAGGCGGATTTTGGCGACCTTTTCGGCGTACCCGTCGGCGTTTTTCAGGCTGTCGGAGAGCTTGTCGAAGTCCCCCGACTTCGCCATATCAGCCAGCCCGAGCGCTGCCTTGTCGCCGCGTAGCCCGACGAGCTCGGCGAGGAAGGCCATGCGCTTCATGTTGCCGCCGGCCTTGTCGCCGGCCTTCACGAATTGCCCAAGCACGTCGCGAAACGGAAGCATATTGCCCGTTGCATCGCTGAATTTGATGCCGAGCGCCGCCATCTGCGTCGCTGCTTCTTTGGACGGCTTCGTGATCTTGGCGAGCATGGTCGCCGTCGCGCTGCCCGCGGTCGAAGCATCGATGCCCATCTTCTGCAACAGACCGACCGCCGCTGTCGTGTCTTCGAGCGACACGCCCAGCGTCTTCGCGGTCGGCGCGGCCGTAGCGAGCGCGGAGCCAAGGTCGGTGATCGTCGCGCCCGTGCGCTCGGCAGCGAGCGCGAGTACGTCGGCAACGTGACCAGCCTTCCCAGCGTCGAGCCCGAAGCCGCGAATCGAGCTCCCCACGACTGTCGCGACCTCGGCCATTCCCTGGCCGGATGCAGCTACGGCATTCAGGACGCCCGGTATTCCCTGCAGGATTTCCGCGGAGTCGAAGCCCTTCTTGGCCATGAACTCCATGGCCTCGGCAACCTCGCTCGACGAGAATTGCGTCGTGACGCCAAGGCTCATCGCAGCCTTTTCCAGATCCTGGATCTGGTTGCGGCTCTTGCCCATGACGGCGCCGACGTTCGTGATCGACTGCTCGAACGCAGCGCCGGCGGTGACGACTTGAGTGAGTCCAGCCGCTAGTGCGCTACCAACTACAGCACCGACAACGAGCGCCTGCTTCGCGAGATCGGCGAAGCCACTGATGACCTTGCTGTTGGCCTTGTCGATATCTTTCAGCGAGCCGCCGATGCTCGACGACGCTCGGTTCATTCGCCCTTCGACGCCGGCGATGACCTTCGACATGCCATCGGTGCCCTTGAAAATGGCCTCGATACTGAACTTGTTGGCCATTTACTTGTCGGATTTGGGCTTCGTGCGCCGTCTCAGCTCTTCGCGCATCCCGTTGTAGAAATATCGAATCTCCGACAACCGAAGAGTGCGCGGATCCGGCAGCGACGTGTAGTCGCGACAGATCTGCAGGAACATCTCGCGATAGACGTTCCTGAGCGTGTGTTGCTCGGCGCCCGTTTCTCGGTCGTTCGGCAACCATGCGTCTGCGCCGTAACGAACGAGCGGCGTGGCTACACTT